ATGAGGCAGACTATCTAAATCCTAATAGCACTCAGCCTGCTTTGCGAAACTTCATGGAGGAGTTTTCAAAGAACTGCGGATTCATTCTGACTTGTAACTTTAAGAACAAGATTATTGAACCTCTGCATAGTCGTTGTACAGTAATTGATTTTAAGATTCCTAACGATGAGAAGTCTAAGTTAGCTTCTCAATTTATGAAACGAATTGAGAAAATCCTTGAGGTAGAAAATGTACAGTTCGACCGGCCTGCTATTGCTGAGCTTATTAGTAAGCATTTTCCTGATTGGCGGCGAGTTTTAAACGAGCTTCAGCGATATTCTGCTACGGGTAAAATCGATAGTGGTATATTGGCTAATATTGGTGATGAGAGCTTTAAGACGCTTTTTGGTCATCTGAAAGCTAAATCGTTTACCAATATGCGTAAGTGGGTAGGAGAGAATAGCGACATTGAAACTTCGGGATTGTTTCGTCGAATTTATGATAGTGCAGCCCAATACATTAAACCAGCATCTATTCCTAGTTTAGTATTGTTGTTGGGTGACTATCAATATAAAGCCGCTTTTGTGTCCGATCCTGAAATCAATATTGTGGCGTGCTTGACTATGATTATGACTGAGTGTGAGTTTGTATAAATAACAAAAACAATATCTTTCCTTGGAGAAACTCTTATGCTCAAGTTTAGTAAATTTATAATTGAAAGTGTTCAAGAAGAAAATAATGAAGTTTCACATGAACAACATATTCAGGATAAATTATTTGGCGTAAATGACTACATTCCATTTAAAAATGCACACAATCTTGGTGAATCTTATATTGTAGAATCAGTTGAAGAGCATCCTGATAATCCTAAAAGATTGATTTTTAGAGGATCTGGTCGCGGTAGTGATGCTAGTGGTCTTGTTGTACCTCGTCACATGTGGGAAGGTGGTAAGGCTAAAGATCCAAATGCACCTGTCGAATTAGATAAAAGCGGTAAACCAAAAAAAGTAAAAGCAAACCCATCAATGGGAATGCGAGATAGAAATAAACTGAGAGCACAAGTATATGGTGGGGAAAATAGAGACCCATTAACTTTAGGTGAAATTGAAAAAATTCATAAACAAGTATTAGACGAACACTTTAAAAAATCAAAACCTGAACAAATTGCAGCAGAAAAAGCCGCAGTAGAAAGATTAAAGGCTGCTGGGCATTTACCTAAGAGTGGGGACACTACAGACGAGGGCGAAAAAACTGATACTGTTCAAAATGAATTTGATGCACAAGGTAGATCTTTTGTTGCTGCCGCTTCCAAGGGTGTTGCTGGTCATGCTCTTTATACTTCTGGTTCTGGCGAAAATGAAAAACACCATATTTTAAATACTTGCCCTGCTCAAACAACAGGTTGTGGTGGTGGTGTTGATGCAAATGGAGTAGCAGATACTTCTAAAGGTACATGTTTTGCTCCTAAAGCAGAATCGCAATATGTGGATGCTTCAGTTAAAAGAGCTTGTCATGAACAAGCTAAACATGATCCAGCAATGACAAGCGATTGGATTTTAGCTCATACACATTCTTTAAGAAATCGTGCAGATGCAGCAGATAAAAAGAATAAAAGATTTCTTTTTAGACCAAATGTTGTAGATGAAACTGATAGAAGCTCTCGACATGTAATTAATCATTTGAATGCTCAACGAGCAACAGAAGCTAATCCAAAACGTCCCGGTGAAACAAAACCACCAATTGTTGCAAATTCTTATGGTAAGACCAATGAACTGCATGATCCCGAAAATAATTATTTTGTAACTCATTCAAATATCGGCCCTAAAGTAAAAGCTGGTGGTTCTATTCCTGAAAATATCCGTAGAGATCAACAGAGAGTTAGATCTACAATCAGTGCTACTCAAGGTGCTAGCGGTAAAGATATCGTTAATGATGAAGGTCATAAGACACCACCTAAAGGCTCATATATGGTGACAGATATGAGAAGAGGTAGTGATTTAGATAAAGCATATCAAAGCAACATAACTCATATCAAATATTGGTCTGCACCTAGAGAAGAACATGAATTATCAGCTTCTGAAAAGGCTGAAGGCCCAGAAGGTCATTATGATGGTAATGGTAATGCAACCACTCCAGATAAAGCTCACTATGGTCATAAGACTATCAACGGAAGACGGTATGATTATCAAAAACAACATGTTCTACATCCACGTTTAGTAAAAGTTGATGGTCATGAAATTCCAACAGACTCAAGATTTAAAGATGAAGATTTCTTACCAAAAGAAAGATTTAAGTCTAAGAATGGTAAAACTCCCGGTGGTATTCTCGTTACTACACCAACTTTATCTACTAGCATTGAACAACACCATTCTACATTTACACATCATGTTGGACCTGAGACTATTGAACATGCTAAAATGAATAATGGTGAGCATGAAATTGATAAACCAGAAGATCAAGAAGCTGCTCGTGGAAAGCAATATGTTGCACCAGAAATAACATCTACTAAAGATAAAGCTCTAAACAAAGCTAAAGCTAAATCTCAAAAAGTAAGACAGGCGATTGGTCGTCCTATGCTTGGACCTGAGCGTGCAGCAGCAAGAGCAAAGGGCCAGCAAATAGATTAAAGGTAAATAATATATTATGAATCCATTTGATTATGTGAAATCGATTAATGAATCGAAAGTGAATTTGATGGTTGATACAGAGAATGATGAGTTGGCAGAGAAGGATTATGTTCCCTTTCTGACCAACAAGTCATTCTCGTATCATATTGACACAATCCTCTATGCAAACGAAATCAATCAGTTTGCACATATGGATAACAAGCTTCAATATGAATACTATCTAAACGGTATTCCTAAAAAGAAGCGGTTTAGCCAGTGGACAAAGAAAACCTCAAATGAAGATTTAGATATTGTAGCTGAATATTACAGTTGCAATTACATTCGTGCTGCCGAAATCTTGACAATTATAAATAAAAAACAGTTCAGTCTGATTAAAAATAAATTGCAAAAAGGCGGGACAAATGAATAGATCTGCGTAGTTGATGGTTAGAAACAACTACTCCGATTAAAATAAATTACAAAAAGCGGAGTGAGTAAACATGAGTGTAGTTGAATCCTTAGTAGAAGTGAGCCTTCTAGAACAAGAAGACTTTTTAAAGATTAAAGAAACTTTGACTCGTATTGGCGTGGCTTCAAAGAAAGATAACACTTTATACCAATCTTGTCATATTCTTCATAAGCAATCAAAATATTACATCGTACACTTTAAAGAACTTTTCATGTTAGATGGTAAGCCATCTAACTTTTCAGATGACGATAAAGCCAGACGAAACACTATTGCTACTTTACTAGAACAGTGGGGTCTTCTTAAAGTTGTTCGTCCAGAGTACATTGCAGAAATGATGGCACCTATTAGTCAGATTAAAATCATCTCTCATAAAGAAAAAGATGATTGGGAATTAGTAGCCAAATACAATATAGGTCGGAGAAAATGATAGCAACTTTTAGGGAATTTGTAGAGACTATACCTGAGCATGAGCCTAAATTTAATAAACTTAGTGACGATCAAATTTCCAAAAGAGGAACCCTATCACATACACTTGATACTGATAGATTCCATGTAAAAGCTATCGACCACAATGACGGGTTTAGAACTTATACCGTTCATGATAAGGCTACCGGAGAACATGTCGGCACTATTGAAGGTCAGATGCTACATAAAGGCAAAACTTTCAGAGCAGAAGAAGTAACTAAGGATAGAACTTCTCATCCACAAATGATGCATGAAGTTTATAATGCAATATTGAATAACGGAACTTCGATGATGAGTTCTGGGTCTATAAGCAAAAAAGCACATAAGATCTGGGAACGCTTGCATTCTGAGGATAGACCTGTTAGACTAGTCAAAGATGGAAAGATTGTTTCAAATTCTAGCCCTGACTGGAAGAAAAATGTCCAGAAGCCTACGTTAAAAAATATAGAAAATCCTACAGTTTATTTTGTAAGGGCTAAGTAAATGTTAAGATTCAAGGCTTTTTTATTAATTTCAGAAGAATTAAATGATTCACAACGTGAAGAATTTAATCAAATGCCTAGAGATCCAAAAGCCGTAAAAGCTACTGATCATTATTTTGGTGTAGGTAATGATGTTGTGTCTAAACCATTAGAAGGTACAATGGATAAATCTGAAATACACAAAGCTGTTGAACGACATTTAGGACAACCCATTTCGCATGAAGATTACAAAAATGGTATAACAAATGATGAATATGGTCGTCAAACTAAAATTGGTAAACTTCTAACTAAAACAAAAGCACCTTCTACATTAGTTAATGG